GCATGCAATTACTTAGGGCTAAACGCTCAACCGCGTGAAGACCATGCGTGTTATTTAAAAGGCTGGTTAAAAGCTATTAAAGACAATTCACAAGCTTTAATAAGAGCTTCGGGCCATGCTTCTAAGGCTCTTAATTATTTAATTGAATGCCAAGGAATTAAAAAGGCCGCTTAAATTCCTCTTAATAGGTCACCAGGGTTCAACCTGGTGGCCTCTTTTTTTATATTATTATTTATAAAAAATTTAATCTCTTAAATCTCTTATATTTATATATTGACAACGCTAGCGTAACTATAATATAACAACTACGCCAGCGTATATAAATTAAATTAACAAAAAAGCTGGTAGAAAGTGAGACAATACAATGAGCACAAGAAGCATATACAAATTACAATATGGTAAAACTAAAATTGTAATTTATCGTCATTGGGATGGTTATATAGCTGTTGGAGGTAAAGATTTTGCTAGCTTATTAAATCATTACAAAGATGGAGCTAAACTAATAAACGGGATGTTAAATCGTCAACGTGGAATTTATGTCCACGATATAGACCAACCATTATATAGCCTGGAATATACAGACAATATTGGCCAAGACTATGAATATATTGTGAAGCTTCCAACATTTGAAGCAAACAATAAAATGGAGGTTGAAGTTAGAGAAAGAAGACTGGTCCAAATTGGTGATAACTATATAGACAAATGGACTTCTATTTATAAGAAGTCTGGAGCGCGTGAAGTAGTAGTAAAAGATTTTTTAAACTATTGCGAAGAAGAAGAGACAAAAGAAGACAACGCTCACATAGCGGCCTCTGCAAAGGCTAGATTGGCCGGTGCAAATGTTTAACTTAAAAGATAAAGGATTAAACAAAGTAAGTTTATTTAAAAATAACTTTTGTAAATCCTGGGCTTATCTTCCTTTAACAGGTCAGATAGTTATCCATAAAGAAACGCAGGGAACCAATTGGACCAAGTATATAGAAGCTTGTAATAAAAGTTCTTTAGAGGGAACCGGGTACACCTTAAATCTTTATAAGCGTGGCCAAGGTATCAAAGGAGCTAAAAGGTTAAGCTTTACAAATATACTTTATCACAACGGGAAAATTACAGCTAAAAAGTTTTTAAACGCAAGATTAAAAGCTGAAGCGGCTGGATTTAAAACCTATTAACTAAATAATATTACAAAAGACCTGGAGGCTTATCTCTTCAGGTCTTTTTTAAAATAATGAAAGTGAGATAAAATATGTCAAAATATAATTTGATTATTAGACCAGTTAATACAATTAAAAATCATTGTAGTGGTGAAATTAAAACCCATACAATGAAACCAAAAGACCTGCAAAGGCTCTACAGGTACTTAAACAAGTATTTCAGACACCAATGGCAAGAGGTGAAGGCAGATTGTAAAAACTGTAATTAGTAATATTACAAAAGACCTGGAGGCTTATCTCTTCAGGTCTTTTTTGTTGCCTGTAGTCCTGGTAGATTTTTTTATTTTTCAAGACTCTTACAATTCAATTAAAAAGTTAGTATATCTCTTACATGGCAAAGAAACAAAAAGCAAAAAAGCAAAAATTATCAAAAGAAATAAATGATGCTCTTACTGGTAAATATTATAAAGAAACAAAATTAGATAAAATTAAAGGTATTGAAAATAAAACTATAGACATAATAAAAAGACAACACGACCAAATGATTTTATCAAGACAAAAACTAGGAGAAATTACACGAACTAGAGATACTCTTATTAATAATTTTGGTTCTCTTCAAGCGGCACTTGAAAAAATAACAACTTTTAAATCTGATGACCCAGCAACAATTGCATTACAACAAATTAGAAAATCAACTGAAAGTTTTCAAAGGGTTATGGAAAAATATAAGCAGGATTTGGCAACAATTAATCCTCTTACAGGTGCAGTAAGAAAACAAAGATTTAAAAATCCAGAACTAACTAACCAGGTGGTCCAATCTCTTAAGCCTACTATTAGAGATGATTATGGAAATAAATTAGTTCAAGAAAATTTAAAAAAAGTAGAAGAGAATAGAAAAAAATTAATTGAAGCTCTTACAAATAAAAATAAACCTGAACCAAAAAAGAAAGTTGTAGTATTAAAGGATGGAAGAAAAAGAACACACTTATTTTATGGCCATGGAAGTACAGGAAGGGGAGCAAAGTTTATGGATTGGCTATGGGATAATGATGTCCATGATACTTTTGGAATTATAAGTCATTACAAAAATAAAAAGAGTAAATATTCACCTGAAAGTTGGGATGATTTATGTGATGTTTTAAGGTCTCTTAATTTTACAAAAGATGAAGTATTAGATTATGCAATAAGTAAAATTCAGACTAAAGAAAGATTTTTAGAACATAGATTATATAGAAATATAGAGAAAAAAAATGCCTCTGGATTAGAAGAGTTTATAGAAATTTATAGAAAATTTTTAAAAGAAAAACTCCCATTTAAAGTATTTTTTCATAGTCCTGAATTAACCTCTTGGTGTGCCAGCCAGGATGTATTCTTTAATTCAGAAGAAAATTGTAGATTTAATAAAGACCTACTTTTAAGAGCCTGGAATAAGAAATATCCAGAAGATAAAATAAAAATTTCAGATAAAAAAAAGAAATAACTCTTCCACCACGAAGCCATGGAATAAACACACCTCCACCACGAAGCAGTGGAACTACTGGTATTTAAAAAAACACTTGCAGATGTTATCTAAAATACGTGTTGAACACTTGGGTGTTTCACCATTCTTCTTGAATGGGTTTCAATTGTTTCTTTCTACCAAGTGTTCACACATAAATTAACAAGTGAACAAATGAGGTAAAAATGAAAAAGAGTAAAGCAGTTAGAAAAAAAGCTGACACTAAAAAAATAACTATATCTTCAGAAACATACAGCAGGCTATTTGAATGTGCGATGAAAGTCTGGGATATTGAGAAAAAAGAACTTCAAGAAAATGGAGTTAATAAAAATGGATTGATTGAAAGCGGCTTGACTGAAAAACAGGCTATTAAATCAATTACTTCTAATCCGCCCGGTCCTGAAACTGTTACAACAATGGCAGTTACAGCATTGGAATATAAATTAGAAGAAGTAACAAAGAGGGGGATGTCTAATAAGACATTACATTAAAGTTATGACAGATACCACAAAATATAAAAATGTAAGTTTAAAATTAGAAACTTATAATAAATTGAAAGACCTCTCTCATATCAACAGTGACCTGACTTTAAGTTTATCAGGTACAATTAATATGTTGGTTAATGAGAAACATAAACTATATGTAGCTCCAGAAGTTACAGAAGGGAGAAGAAATTTTCTCTCATGGTTTAATTTTTCTAGGTCTTCAAGTGCAGGTAAATCAAATGACAATTGATAAGAAGGTAATCCTAGTATCAGACAAAGGAATACCAGAACAAAGACAGTTATTCGTAGAGCATCCTCCGGTGGTTGCTAGTAAAATACGAAGCTATATCAATTCGTTTAAAGAAATAAAAGAAGCAGTAAGAAAAACTTATCCTTCTGCAAAATTTTATTTCAAAGATGTAGACGAATTTGAAAAACCTATCGTAGAATAGGAAGCAAACTGTATGTCTGATTATTATAAATATAGTACACTTGGATTAGCGCAGTGCACATTGTCTACTAAAAAACTATTACGAGTTGTTTTTATTACAACTCTTAATATTATTAAAACCAGTGAGCGTAATTATTTTTTAAAAAATTGGTTATATGACTTGACAAGGCAAAACCAAATCAGTTATTTAATAGTTACCTACCTTAAAAAAATATTCTTAATAAATTCATTTGTGTTCTATAGATGTTCTCTTGGTTATCTAAATGAATTTGTTAAGAGGAATAATATATGAAATATAAAAATATAGATTTTGCTATTGAAGATGTTTCGGTTTTTATTCCAGCTAAAGAACTCTTTAAGAAAACTTACAAGTCTCTTTTTGAGTTTAATAGATATAAGAACGCCTACGAAAAGACCTATATGTTTAGGTGTTATAAGTGGCGTTTAATCATATCTATTAATAGGTTAGTCGAGTTGGCAGAAAAGGGCCTATACGAGCTGGATGAAGAAGTAAGACCAACAGGAACAGATGCAAAAAAAATACATACTTTAAAGCAGTAAATACGCTAGTTAAAAATACTTGACTAGCGTAGGCATTGTATAGTAAAAGGAATTATGCAAGTAAATGAGGTTAAAAATAACCAGTGGGCTCTTTCGGTGGTAGAGCCAGGGATAATAACAACACCTACACATTTATTTCACTTTAAACTAAAACCAGGGGAGGTACGAATGGCATCATTCGGAAAAACTTCTTCAGAGTTTTTTAAGTTGAGTCGAAATAAAGGAATAGGGAATGGACTTTACTTAAATACTTTGATGATGTTCCACGCTATGTGTCATCTAAAATCAGATGAACTTTCAGTGGAAAATGCAAATAAAAAGTACGCAAATTTATATGGTACTTTGTTAAACTCTGCATCATTAAGTAGAAATAATGCAGTGTTAGTAAAGCTAGGTTTAATTAAACTTTCTGAAAGTGCTGAAGATAGAAGAGCAAAAGAAATTATCTTCACTACTGTAGGACATAAGTTTAAGAACCTATTTGAAGACATATCCAAATCAAGAAGGGAGGCAGTATAATGGGTATAAGTAAAACAGAGAATGGCAAGTTCAGAGTTTTTGTATCTGTAAAAGACAGAGGAAGAAAATCCAAAGTCGAAGATACACATGATGAAGCTCTTGCTACAGAGGAAAAACTTCGGAAGCTTCTAATTGATGGTAAAACAATACCAGCAGGTAGAGCAAAAACCGAAGTAACATTACAGGAAGCTTGTGAAGCTTGTTGGAATGACCCGGAAGTCGGTTGGAGTGATACTGACCATGGTAGAAAACAGAAATATTATTTTTCTAAATTCTATAACCATTGGGGTAAAGATAAGTTGTTAAGGGAAATCAATAAAGAGGAATGGTATAAGTTCGCTGAACAATTTCCTGAAACAGCTACAAACAATAGACGAGCTTGTTGCATCAATAGAGTGTCAAGACACGCACTCGAACAAGGTACTATAACACCAGATAAATTGTTAAAGATACCTAGAAAAAAAGAGAAGCTAACAAGACTTGTCACTTACTCTCATGAGGAAGAGTTGGTAATTTATAAACAATGTCAAACGCTTGGGTTCAATGACCTGGAGGACTTCGTAAAAGTTCTTATTGATACAGGTTGTCGAGCAGAAGAATTGATTAAGCTTGCTCCAAAAGATTTATTGAAAAATAAAGAAGGTTGGACAGCTTATGTTTATAGAAATAAAACTGATACTCATACTTCTATTGGTCTATCAACTAGAACAAAAGAAATATTAATGAGAAGAAGTAATATGAAGACATTCTTTGTAACCAGCTATAGGCAAATTGCTCACAAGTGGAATATGGTGAGAGAAATACTTGGCCATGCTGAAAACAAAGACTGGGTATTTCATACTTGTAGACATACTTGTGCTTCAAGATTAGCAGAAGCAGGCTCTACCTTTATGGAAGTTTGTGATTGGATGGGTTGGTCACCTAATTCACCTGTTGCAAAAAGATACATTCATTTCTTTCCGAAGGCTAAAATCAATATGGCAAAGAAATTGGATAACTTAATCAGAGATAATTTACAAGTTGTCTCTGGTGGAAAAGACTTGTAAACCTATGTGTATTAAATGTGCATTGTGTGCATCACCATTTAATGAGTTAAATGAGTTAAATGCTTTAGTAGACTGTGAAGGATGTTTGAACAACTGCAAACAAAATTTTTTTTTGTTTTTTGTTGATTTATTTAAACAATCCGGTGTGCATCAATTGTGCATTACGTGTGCATTGTAACAATAGGAACGGAGGCGTAAGTGAAAAGTATAACTGTACCAACACTTTTAAATTCTTTTAAAAAGATGGTAGACTTAAAAACTACAACCACAAATTACGCCTCCGATATATCTACTCTGGCGTAGTAGAATAGCATACATTACAAGCCTTTTAAACGGTTGACACACTAAAATGTGACAACTACGCTGGCGTGGTAGACGTGCACTCCAATGCACACAAACTACGAACAAACAATAAACACTAATGAGGCAAAAATGGAAATAGACGCAAAAATACTAGAGAAATTTGGCATCCTTAAAAACTCCAAGGATGTGCACTCGCCTTCAACTCTACACGAAAAAATAGAGGCGGAAAAAACAATAGAATTAGCAATGATTAGGTCCGGAATTAAGAGGTTCCATAAAACTATTATCAAAGCTAGAGCAAAGAAAGCTGAAAAAATAGATAAGGATGGACAAAAGGTTTTAAAAGACAGAGAAACCAATGAAAGTACAACTATTTATGGCCAGGTATTAGTCCAGCAAGGATTAGAACCTTTATGTGAAGCTTTAAATAAATATTTTAATGAAGCTTTTGATGGTCATGCTAAACGCTATGCAACTGAAGCTACTCTCCTGGCTAAGTGTATTCCTATTAAGGAAGTTGCAATAGAAGAACCTATTAAACCTATTAAACCTATTGATATAGAAACAAATGAGAAAGCTAGAAAAGATTATATCAAAAAGCAAAAAGATTATATCAGCAAGAAGAGAGCCGCAAGAGATAGGTGGGCGGGTATATCTTTTATAACTTTAAAAGCTGTACTAGATAGTATCACTGTTTCATCTACTCAAACTAAAGCTGTATTAAAAATAGCTGGAGCAATTGAAGATGAAGCTAGGTTATTATATTTCAAAGAGTGTGATAATCGAACATACTCTCGAACTAAAGAATGGTTAAAAACTAAAAATAATTATAGGCATAAGAGAAGAGTTTTTCATTATGCTATGAATAGACACCAATTAGAATACACTGGTTGGTGTAAAGAAGAGAAGGTTAAACTCGGTAAATTACTTCTCGAATTATTAGCCAAAACTACTGGCTTTATTAAACTCACCAAAACTTTTGCTGTAAAAGGCAAGTCTATTATTTATGTCCAGGCCACCGAGAAGACTATGGAATGGATAAAAAATAAAAAAATCCACGCAGAAATACTTAAACCATTTAGGGAACCAATGCTGGTTAAACCTAAAAGGTGGGATAACAACCCATATTCAGGAGGTTATTATATCAAAGATTTAAGACCAACTGAATTAAGTGCCACTGTAGGAGATACTAACAATCCAATAAATCAACAATCAACCAATGAGGTAAAAAATGCACTATAATATGGTGAAAAGAGCTTCTAGGCCATACCTAGAAGAAATAGCAAACAGAGCACATGAGATGCCTGAAGTCTATAAATGTATCAATACATTACAGGAGACAGCGTTTACAGTAAGCACTCCAGTATATCAGGTTATGAAGACTTGTTATCATAAAGGACTAGATATAGCTGGTCTTCCTGGTGGTAAATTAGAAGAACCAAATAAACCTTTTGATATAGCAACAAATGAAGAAGCTAGAAAAGATTACAGTAGAAGGAAGAAAGCTATATGTGATTATAATGCTACAATAGATAGTAAAGCATTACTAACTGTAAAAATATTTTCTGTAGCTGATACTTACGAACAGTTCGATGAGTTTTATTTTCCAATGCAGTATGATTGGAGAAGTAGAATTTATCCTGTTCCTGAAGGACTTAACTATCAACAGAATGATTTAGCTAAAGGTTTATTACAATTTAAAAATGGTAGAGCTTTAGGAAGTCAAGAAGCTATAGATAAGTTAGCAATTCATGGCGCTAATATGTTCGGAAAAGATAAGGACACATTAGAAAATAGAATTAAATGGGTTCAAGAAAATGAAGAAGCTATTATAGCTACAGCAGAGGACCCACATAATCACTATGACTTCTGGGCCAATGGAGCTTCTGAACCAGTACAATTCCTGGCGTTTTGTTTTGAATGGAATAATTTCTGTAAAGCTAATAAATCATTAGAATTTATTAGTCATACAATATGTTATTCTGATTGTACTAATTCTGGATTACAAATATTTTCTGCTTTGTTAAAGGATGAAGTAGGAGGTAAAGCTGTTAATTTAATACCTAAAGAAACAGTCCAAGATGTTTATGGAGAAGTAGCAAAGAAAACTTTAGAGTTTCTGGAAAAAGAACCTGATAGTTTGCTTAAAGATATTTGGCAAGAGTATGGAATAACTAGGAAGACTACAAAGAAAGTAACCATGTGTATTGTCTATGGACTTACACAGTTCTCTTGTAGAGAATATATTGAAGAACATCTTGAAGAAATGGAAGAAGAGGGTATTCCAATACCATTCTCTACTGACATAAATCCAATACCTGGAACTCCAAATATATTTCAAGGTACAGCTTATTTATCTAAAATAATTTGGAAAGCTTTAGGCGAAGTAATTTCTTCAGCAAAAGATGCAATGAAGTGGTTACAGGATGTATCTAAATTAGTTGCAGATAATGGAATGTCTGTGGTGTGGACTACTCCAACAAACTTTATAGTTCATATGACATGTCCAGTATTACAAACTAAAAGAGTTAATACTTATATGGGTGAAAAAATATTCAGACCAAAAACTAGAACTTATACACCTGATATAAGAAAAACATCTATAGCTGTTGAGACAAATAAAATAAATAAGAGGCGTGTAGCAAATAGTATAGCACCTTGTTTTGTTCACGCACTCGATGGTTCATTAATGATGAAAGCTGTGTGTAAAGCAAGTGATGTTGGTATAGAAAACTTTGCTTGTGTTCATGATAGCTTCGGGTGTTTAGCTCCGGATGTAGCCACTATGAATAAATCTTTAAGAGAAGCTTTTGTAGAAATATTTAATAATAATAATTTATTAGAAGATTTTCTTAAAGAAATAGAACCTCAAATACATGAAAGTAAAAGAGACAAAATACCTGCAATACCAAAGCAGGGTAGTCTTAATATTTTGGGCGTTCTTAAAAGTCTATATTTTTGTTCATAAAACTACGCTAGCGTATTCATTAGGACACTATAGATGAAGGAAACTTCATTATTACTGGGTGGTTAAACTTATATTTTGTAAAACGACTATAAATTAACCAACCACCTAGTGATTTAATCAACCAAAACCTAGGAGGGTTTTAAATATGCAAAAAGCACAAACATTTACTTCTCCTTTTGGAAAAGCAATTTATCCACATTTATCAAGATGTGACGTTAGGTTTAAGCCAGAAGGTGAGTTCAAAGTGGACCTTGAATTAAAAGATACACAGTCAAAAGAATTGGTAAAATTAGTTAAAGACTACCAACTTAAAGCTGTGTCTGAAGCCAAGGACAAAACTGGGAAGCAAAAAATAAAAGAAGCTTCTCCTCCATATAAACAAGATGATGAAGGTAATTATATCTTCAAGTTTAAAATGAAAGCTAGTGGTACCAATGGTAAAACTGGTGAAACATTTAAACAAAAACCAGCTCTGTTTGATAATGAATTAAAACCAATTAGTTCGGACATTTCTATTTGGGGAGGTTCCTTATTAAGAGTTAGTTTTCAACCATATCCATGGTTTACACCAGCACTTGGTGCAGGTGTTTCATTAAGACTTAAATCTGTTCAAGTAAGAGATTTAGTTGAAGGAAGTGGACAATCTGCTGGAGCTAGTGGGTTCACAAAAGTACCTGGAGACAGCTCAAGTAAAAATACAGGGTCGGAAAATGAAGAAGTTTCGGAAGAAGTTTCCAAAGCAACCGACTTCTAAATTTAAAAGCAAGCTTGAGGAGGATTTTAATGATTTTCTTATTCAAAATAAAATTAAATTTGGATATGAAAATTTTAAAGTTTCTTACCTCAAGCCTGAAAAATTATCTAAGTATACTCCAGACTTTAATTGTCCAGCTTTAGATACATTCAAAATTATTTTTGAAACTAAAGGACAGTTCTTAACTTCAGATAGAAAAAAACATTTATTAATTAAAGAACAACATCCAAAGTTAGACATTCGTTTCGTGTTCTCTAATTCCAAAACAAAAATAGGAAAAAAATCAAAAACAACTTATGGCAAATGGTGTGACCTTAAAGGTTTTAAATATCATTGTGTCTATTCAACAGGCAAACTTTTAGCAGATGATTGGGTGAAAGAAGTTTTACAACAACAGAAAAAATTATGAGCAGAAAATCAACAGATTATTTAATTATACATTGTACCGCAACTAAACCTTTAATGGATATTGGTTATGAAGAAATAAACCGATGGCATAAAGAGAGAGGATGGTTGAGCTGTGGTTATCATTTCATTATTAAAAGAAATGGTGTCATAGAAGATGGAAGAACTACTGATAGCGTTGGTGCACATTGTCGTGGAAAAAACCATAACAGTATAGGCATCGCTATGGTTGGTGGTGTTACTCAAGAGGACCATACTATACCAGAGGATAATTTTCAGGGCGCTCAATGGGAAAGTTTAAAAAAATTAGTTGAAGAGTTACACAAGCAATATCCAAATGCTGAAGTAAAAGGTCATAATCATTTTTCTGATAAGTTCTGTCCTTCATTTGATGTAGATGATTGGGCTAAAATAGAACTTGATTGGGTGGAAGGAGACTATCTACCGAATGATGAAAGAGACCCAGAGTGAGTTTGTAAGACATGAACCTTGTCCAGAATGTAACTCAAGAGATAACCTAGCCAGGTACTCAGATGGTCATGCGTATTGTTTTGGTTGTGAATATAGAGAACCAGCAGTTGGAGAAGTGAATGAATTTACAAATACAAAAAAACAAACAGATATGATTACAGGTCAAGTGGAGGCGTTATCAAAAAGACAAATAGATTTTGATACCTGCAAATTTTTTAACTATCAGACAGGTGAATATAATGGTTCACCAGTACAAATAGCACCATATTACAATACAAACTATCTCCTTGTTGCTCAACACATTCGGTTTCCTAACAAAGATTTTATCTGGTTAGGAGACATGAATGAGGTTGGATTATTCGGTATGCACAAATGGAAGGGCAATCAAAAAATGATTGTTGTTTCAGAAGGTGAAATAGATTGTATGAGCATATCTCGCATACAAGGTAATCGCTGGCCTACAGTAAGCGTACCTTCAGGTTCAGCGTCAGCAAAGAAATATATTAAAAAGAATTTAGAATATTTAGAAAGCTTTGAAAAAGTAGTTCTAATGTTCGACAACGATAAAGCCGGCAACGAAGCTTCTATCGAATGTGCTCAATTATTTTCTCCAAAAAAAGCTCTTATCTCTAAGTTGCCTCTTAAGGATGCTAACGAAATGTTAGTGTCTGGAAGAGGTAAGGAAATTATAAATCACATTTGGAACGCAAGACCTTACACACCAGAAGGTATTATTGCTGGAGCTGATACTTGGGAATTAGTTATTCAAGATGATAGTAAAGAAAGTGTTCCTTATTTATGGGAAGGCTTAAATAAAAAATGTAAAGGAATTAGAAAAGGTGAAATAGTTTTATTCACCGCAGGCACAGGAACAGGAAAGAGCCAGGTAGTTCGTGAAATAAGTTTTGATTTAATTTCTAAAGGTAAGAATGTTGGATACATAGCATTAGAAGAAAGTGTAGCTAGAAGTGTAAGAGGTTTAATGTCTATAGACTTAAATCAAAAAGTACACGAAGAAGAAATTAGAAAAGAAGTTAAAGAAGAAGATTTAAAAACTTCATGGAATAAAATTCAAGGTAATACATATTTTCATAAACATTTTGGTTCAACAGATAGTGAGAACCTAATGTCTAAAATTAGATTTTTAGTTAGAGGGTGTGATTGTGATTATGTTGTATTGGACCATATCAATATGGTTGTCTCCGGTATTGAAGGAGATGAAAGAAAATTAATAGATTATACGATGACAAAGTTAAGAAGTTTGGTTGAAGAACTAAACTTTGGTTTAATACTTGTATGTCATTTAAGAAGATTATCAGACAAGACAGGACACGAAGATGGAGCCGCAACTTCATTAAGTCATTTAAGAGGAAGTCATGGTCTTGCACAGCTTGTTGATATTTGTTGTGGATTAGAGAGGTCACAACAGGATGAAGAAACAAAAGATATATTAACAATCAGAGTTTTAAAAAATAGATATACAGGAGATACAGGTGTCGCTTGCTCACTTCATTATAACAGAGAAACTGGGAGACTTTCTGAAGGAGATTTTTCAGATGTCTAAGAATAATGAAAAACATATAGATGATGTACTTCGTGAATATATAGAACAGTGTGATGATTTCGAATACTTGGATAATGATGACAAAATATTTATTTATTCAGCTCTTAAAAAAATTTTAAAATTATTACACATGGTAATTAAATATCCAAAAGTAAATCCAATTTTATTTGTCCACCACACAAAAACAAAAAGTATATTAGAGGAAGCATTTTTATATGTAGCTCCAATAATACCATCAATCCTAAACATAAAAATAATTGTAATGCACTAAATATGAAACTTATATTTGATATTGAAACTAATGGTTTTTTACCAGAAGCTTCTGTAGTTCATTCAATAGTAATCAAAGATATAGAGACCAACCAAGTCTATTCCTATTATGGGGATAAAATTGGTAGAGGTCTTATGTTATTAAATGGTGCTAGCTTATTAGTTGGCCATAATATTTTAAAATTTGATTTACCAGTTCTAAAAAAATTATACCCAAGACAGTATGATATTAAGGCTGAAATATTGGATACACTATTAGTAAGTCGACTGATATGGACTAATAGAAAAGAACTAGACTTTCAGAAAAAAGAACTTCCTTTAAATTTAGCAGGAAGACATTCACTGGAAAGCTGGGGATACCGACTTAGTTTAAGAAAAGGAGACTTCATTAAAACCGGAGACTTTTCTAAATGGTCTCCAGAAATGCAAAAATATTGTGAGCTAGATGTAGAAGTCACTCACGAATTTTATAAATTAATTAAGAAACAAAAATATTCTACTGAAGCAATCAGGCTAGAACACGACTTTGCCAGATGTATAAATCTGCAAGAAGCACATGGATTTCATTTTGATGTGGCTTCTGCAAAGAAGCTGTATGCCTCACTTGCAAACAGAAGGTTGGAGCTGGAGAAATCTCTGGTTTCAACCTTCCCAAATTGGAAACAATATGTCGGCACATTTATTCCTAAAAGAGATAACAAAACTAAAGGATATAAAAAAGGTGTAGCAGTTAAGAAGTATAAAGAAATGGTTTTCAATCCTAACTCAAGAGACCACATTAGTAACAGACTAATGAATAAAGGATGGAAGCCTACACAATTTACACCAGATGGAAAACCTAAAGTAGATGAAAGTATTTTATCTGAATTAGATTATCCTGAAGCAAAATTATTATCAGAACATTTTTTAATACAAAAACGAATTGGTGCATTAGCTGAAGGAAACAATGCCTGGCTTAAATTACAAAAGGATGGAATTATATATGGAAGCGTTATCACGAATGGTGCGAACACTGGGAGGTGCACTCACCAAAAACCTAATGTTGCACAAACACCTAGTGTTGGTGTTCCTTATGGTAAAGAATGTCGTTCTCTATTTACTGTTCCAGATGGTTATGTTCTTATTGGCTGTGATGCTAGTGGTCTTGAACTTCGTTGTCTTGCTCATTATCTCGGTGCTTTCGATGAAGGCAGTTTTGCGAAGCAATTACTCTTGGGTGATGTTCATACCGACAATCAAAAACAGATTGGCTTACCATCGAGAGATTTGGCGAAGAGGGTCATATATGGTGTCATCTATGGCATCGGAGATGCAAGGCTTGGTGCAATTGTTGAAAAAACCGCCATCGAAGGTAGACGAATAAAAACAAAATTATTTGAAACTATACCAGCATTAAAACTTTTAAGAGATAATGTTTTAGTAAAAGTTAGAAATCAAAAATATTTATCAGGATTAGATAAAAGAAAATTAATACCAAGGTCGGAGCACTCGTGCTTAAATCTTTTGGTACAAAGTTCAGGAGCCATAATAATAAAGATGGCCACAATAATATTACACAAAAAATTAAAGGAAAAAAATTATGATAAGAATATCTGTACTATGGTTGCTCATGTTCATGATGAGCTACAACTTCAGTGTAAGTCTGCTTATGCTGATGAAGTAGGAAAAATCGCAGTACAATCAATTAAAGATGCAGGAACTTATTTTAAGTTCAGGTGTGATTTAGATGCAAAATATAAAATAGGTAAGACTTGGGCTGATACTCATTAGTGGTGCCCTCGGCCAGACTCGAACTGGCACTCCCAAAAGGGCTTGGATTTTAAGTCCAATATGTCTACCAATTTCATCACGAGGGCAACGCCAGAGTTCTACAAAATTTTCAGATGTTTAACAATAACAAAGATTTCGATTTTGATTTAGCTAGAGGAGTAAATTCCGAAAAGTCTATAGGCAAAATACTTGGATTAGATAAAGATAAATTTGAAGTTAAATCAGAATTTGGTTTTTGGCAAAAGTCAGGGAACCTATGTATTGAGTTAGCTTATAAAGGAAAGCCCAGTGGATTAAAGACTACAAAAGCAAAATACTGGATACATAGATTTATGTTTAGCCAGGATGTTTGTATTGGACAATGGATAACAGAAGTTAAAGTTTTAAAACAAATAGTTAAACAATTTCTCATAGATAATAAAAAAAGAAAATCACAAATTATTAGGATGCTTGGTGACAACTATCAGTCCAGGTGTGTCTTAATTCCAATGTCAGAATTTATAAATTTATGGAGGACAATTGAAATCAAAAACAAAAATACCAAAATTAACTAAAAAAATATTTCCATATAAATTTTATTTAGCACATTGGATAGATTGTAATTCAACATGTTCTTGGGAAAGTTTAAAAAATATAAAAAATTTTAAGCCAACAATTTGTATTTCTACAGGTTGGCTTGTTTCAACAAACAACAATTCACATACATTCGTTAGTGATGTGAATTTCAACGAAGACGGAACTCTAGGTGAATGTGGAAACACCACAACTGTACCTACAGTAAATATAATTAAACTAACGAAGATTAGGATAATAAAATGATAAAACAAATAGATAATAAGAAAAGAACATTATTAATAGATAGTTCTATATTAGTTTATAGAATTGCTTCTGCATTAGAAGAGGCCACAAGGTGGGAAGATGATATGTGGACATTACACGCAGATGCTAAACTAGGTAAAAGAGTTTTAGACACAACTATAAGAAATTATAAAGATAGATTAAATTGTAATAAAATATTAATTGCTGAAGACCATAAGAATAATTTTAGGAAAGAAATTTATCCTGAATATAAATCTCATAGAAAAAAAATTAGAAAACCAATTATAGTAAAGCCTCTTAAGGAATACTTAAAAAGTGAATATGAGTGTATATCTTATCCTAATGTTGAAGGTGATGATGTATGTGGAATATTTGCTACAACACCAAAAAATAAAGATAAAGTTGTTATACTTTCTGGAGATAAAGATTTAAGAACAATACCTGGTATTCATCACTTTATACATGATGATAGTACAGAGATAGTTGACGAGAAGTCAGCAAACTATAACTTTATGTATCAAACATTAGTTGGAGATTTGACAGATGGATTTTCTGGATGTCCTAAAATTGGAGCTATTAAAGCTTCAAGAGTTTTAGCAAATAAAAAAGATTTACCTGAAATGTGGGAAGCAGTTCTAGGTGAATATAAAAGAGCAAACTTAAATAAAGATTATGCTCTTACTCAAGCTAGATTAGCTAGAATATTAAGGGCTTCTGATTGGGATAACGCTAGAAAAAAGCCCATATTATGGAGACCTAATGACTAATAAAGATATATTTGATTGTCTAAAATACCAAGAAGGTGGGAAGCATTATAAGAAAATGAAGGTGCAACCAGCTTATTTTATTAATGAAAATAACCTTCAATTCGCTGAAGGTAACGCAATTAAATACATTTGCAGGCATAAACTTAAAGGTGGAGCTGTGGATATTAATAAAGCAATCCATTATTTAAAAATGATTTTAGAAAGAGACTACGATTAACAACAAACAAAAGGACACTTTAGATATATGAATAACGATAAATTAGCAAAATTGCCTCCAATTTCAAAAGAATTGTTGGAGGAATTAGACAAATTATTTCCTGAAAGAACTCCAGAAATAAATATGGATATGAAGGAAATATATTTTCGAATAGGTCAAAGGTCTGTTGTGCGCTTTCTTCATAAGGAGAAAAAGCAACAGTCAGATAACATAATGGAGGAAAATTAATGTGCATAATTAAAAAGCCCTCTCCGCCACCTACAATAGTAAATCCAGTAACAGTGGCTCCGCCAGCGAGTGAAAAAACTCAAGGTGGTGTCATGCCTGCCGGATATACTGGGAGAAATAAGAAATTTTCTCCACATGATAGGAAGAGAGTTGGAGCTTCACATTTGAGAATACCAATAATTGGTGGAGTATAATAATAAAATGGAAATCAATTACAGTGGCATTAGCATAGATGCTAAAACTTTAGAGAGCAGATATAATTCAAAAGCCAGAGAAAGAGAAATGTATCTTTCAAGAGCAAGGTCTTGTTCTGAATTAACTATACCTACACTTATTCCACAATCTGGTTACACAGCTTCCGAAGAATTTGAAACTACCTATCAAGGTATTGGAGCACGCGGTGTAAACAATCTCGCATCTAAATTATTATTATCATTGTTACCACCTAATGCTCCTTTTTTTAGATTATCAATTGACACCTTTGCAGTTAAAGAAATTGAAGAAGATGATAATTTAAGAACTCAAATTGATAGTGGATTAGTACAAATTGAGAAAGCTGTAATGGATGACATTGAAATGGCTAATGATAGAGTTGCAGTATTTGAAGCATTAAAGCATCTTATTGTTGCTGGTAATGCTTTATTATTTGTATCTAAAGAAGGATTAAGAGTTTTTCCATTATCTCAATTCGTAATTCAAAGAGACCCAATGGGTAATGTATTAGAAATAATTACTAAAGAAAGTATTCACTATAATGTATTACCTGAAAATATTAGAGAAATAATTAAAAAACAACAGCAAGGTGATAAGGAAGAAGATGCTGTATGTGATTTATATACTTGTATAAAAAGAGAAACAGACCATTTTAAAGTACACCAGGAAGTTAAAGGAATAACTATTCCTGAAAGTACAGGTAAATATAAATTAGACCAAAGCCCATACATCCCGTTGAGAATGGTTAGGGTGTCAGCAGAAAATTACGGAAGGTCCTACTGTGAAGAGTACCTTGGTGATTTGGTGAGCTTGGAAGGATTATCTAAAGCAATAGTAGAAGGTTCTTCAGCTTCAGCTAAAACATTATTTATGGTAGCTCCTAATGGAACTACTAGAGCAAAAGCATTAGCTGAAAGTGAAAATGGTAGTATTATTGAAGGTTCTGCTAATGATGTATCAGTATTACAAGTAGGTAAATTTCCAGATTTTAGAGTAGCTCAAGAAAGCATGGTTAAAATAGAGCAAAGATTATCTTATGCTTTTTTACTTAATGCTTCAGTAATTAGAGATAGTGAAAGAACTACAGCAGAGGAAGTAAGATTGACAGCCCAAGAGTTACAAGACAGTCTTGGAGGAATTTACGGAGTTTTGTCTCAAGAATTTCAATTACCATTTGTTAAAAGAAAATTAGCATTATTAAGTAAAACAAAAAAATTACCAAGTCTTCCTAAAGGAATTGTATTTCCAAAAGTTATTACTGGAATAGAAGCTTTAGGTAGAAGTACAGATAGAAATAGATTAATTCAATTTTTACAGACCTTGGCAGGAACCTTGGGTGGAGAAAGTATTGCACAGTATGTCAATGTTACAGAAGCTATAACAAGATTAGCTACAGCCGATGGTATTGAAACAAAAGGATTAATTAAAACTAAAGAAGATTTACAAGCTGAACAAGAAGCACAGCAAGAACAAACATTAGGAGCTGAACAACAATCAGCACTATTAAAAGCAGGTGAGAAAATTGCAGGTAACATACCGCCTAAATCATTAGGCCAAACACTAATAAATCAAACCCAATAAAAGGAGTAATCAATGGTTGATAAAATAGAGATTAATCAAGATGAAAATAATATTTCACTTGAGGAACAATCAAACAAACAAGAAACAAACTCACAGACTACACCAGAAGCTCAAACTAAAGAGACTTCTAGTGAGAAACCTTCATGGCTTCCAGATAAATTTTCTAATGCAGAAGAATTAGCTAAAGCCTATAGTGAGCTTGAGAAGAAGTTTTCTTCACCTTCAATAGAAGAAAATAAATCTTATGAAAACAAAAAGACTGATTTAACAATTAAACAGTCCGAAGAAGCTGAACAAGGTAAGCTAGATAAATTTTATAATGAGTATGCTGAAACAGGAAAACTTACAGATACAAGTTATAATGAATTAAACAAACTTGGTTTAGATAGACAAGTCGTTGATGGTTATATAGATGGTCAAACAGCTTTGTCTGAGCAAAAAGCTACTTCAATTATGTCTACTGTTGGAGGTAAAGAACAGTATTCAGAAATGATTAGTTGGGCTTCAAAGAATTTAGCTCCAGAAGAAGTTCAAGCTTTTAATCATACTATTGATAGTGGTAGTTTAGAACAAGCTCAATTAGCAATAGCTGGTGTTCAAGCTAAATATAATCAGAATAATGCAGAACCTAATTTATTTTCTGGAAATAAAACAAACAGTAATCTTGGCTATAGGTCAGTTGGTGAAATGTTAAAAGATATTAACGACCCAAGATATTCAACAGATAGTGCTTTTAGAGCAGATGTTGAAGAGAAGGTCAAATTATCTAATGCAATATAAAACCTTATTAGGTTGGAAGGAGTAAATGTTAAATTTCTTATTGCCTTTATTAAAAAATCCTCTCGCAAAATTAGTGGTAGACAAGAGTATTAACGCTATCAATCATTCGCTTGAGAAGAAAAAAATCATAAGGGCAAAAGAAATTGAAGCTGAACAAAATATCAGTATAGAACAAATACGAAGTGCCAAGGGGTCCATAAAGGATGAGGTTTTAACTATAAAAATAACTTTAATCTTTATTGCTTTATTCATTCCATACACACAGCCATGGATGGAAAAAGGATTTGAAATTTTGAAAAATGCACCACAAGAATTTTGGTGGGCTGTTTTAATTGTATACTCTGGGAGCTTCGGATTATCTACTGTAAATAAAATAAAAGGTAAAAAATAGAGTAACAAAAGTAGAACATTTTTACGTGTGGAAATGTTTATATTTTGTTCTTAAAATAAAACATAAAAATATTTTGTCTGGAGACACTCCAGCTATTGACAGCTACGCTAACAAACTTTCATTAAATCACTCACTCTTCTTTAAGAGGAGTGCCCTTACAAAGATAGATTGCCTTTCGTAATTACTTGCGAGTAAAAAACAAGAGATAACGATGGATGTATGTTTGGTGTTTAATAAACCTATAAACGGAGGATAATATGGCTAACGCTGTACCATCACGTATAGGTTCAATTAACGGTGCTACTGATAAGAACGCGTTATTTCTAAAAGTTTTTTCCGGAGAGGTCCTTGCGACTTTTATGAGAGAAAACAAAATGTTAGGAATGACATCTGTTCGTTCAATTTCTCAAGGTAAATCGGC